CAAGCGCTGATCGACGAGGGGGTCAACGTGCCATACCAGCAACACGGCCGAGCCATCAACCGTATCCTCGAAGCGATCGACCTGAACGCAGACTTCGACGCCGTGGCGACCGCGTTGCAGCGTGGTCTCCCATGTTTGATCGGCGTCCGGTGGCCGGGCGGCAGGGGCGGTCACGCGGTTTGCGCGACGGAGTTGGTAAGGCTGCCGGCCAAGCGGGCTGGCTTTTGCGGAATGAGACCGGCCGGCTGGGCGCTCCGCGGCCCGAACTCCTGGGGCGAAGACTGGGGGGAATCGCCGGGTTACACGGCAGACGAAATCCTTTGGATGCGGCAACGCAACTTCGATCCCCTGCCCTCTGGCTGGTATTCGCTGACCGAGCGGGAGTGCGCAGATTTCAAGACGTTCGGCTGTTGGGCAGTGGGGGTGAGCACGTGAGCGACCCGGCGCTGCCAACAGAAGAAACAAAAGAGCAATTCATGGAGCGGTACGCGGCTGGGTCCAAGATGCCGGATGTTTTCGAGAAATACATGGTCGCATTGCCGTGCGATTGTGAAGACGGCGGAGGCCCCACGCACTGGGCTGCAATCAGTCGAACAAATGCGTTGCTAATCCGGGATCACTTAGATTTTCATGCGCCGGAAGGTACTCCGTGGCCTAAAGGCGTTCCCGAGTACCCGCTGCCCAGCCCTTATGTACCTGGGAGTACGATGTGACCCTCCCCGCGTGCTACCGCTGTTCCCGCCAGCCGTGCGAGTGCGCGGACGGGATCACGCTGTATCACGCGGACTGCCGGGACGTGCTGCCGGAGTTGCCCAAGGTGGATCTGGTGCTGACCGATCCGCCGTATGGCGTGGGGTGTGACTGGTGGGATGACCGGGTTCCCCATGAACTTCTATCGCATTTTCTACGGTTGACCAGTGGCCCCGTGGTTTGGTTTGGCGCGGCATCACAACTTCGTGCTGACTTGCTGGCCTATGATCCTCCACCCCAGCGGGTTGCGGTGTGGCATCCTACATTCACCCTCAGTAGGACGATGGCCAACGGTCTTGCTTACCGATGGCACCCGGTCTACTTGTGGCAACTGCCGAAAACTCACGACGGCCCGACGTGGGATGTTTTCACTACGCCACAATCGGGACACAATCCGTGGAATCATCCGGCAACCAAGCCCCTTAGGTTAATTCGTAGCTTGTGCGGATTTGCGGTCGACGCCGGCACCATCCTCGATCCCTACGTCGGCTCGGGCACCACGCTACGGGCCGCCAAGGACCTCGGCCGCCGGGCCATCGGGATCGAAATCGAAGAGAAGTATTGCCGGATCGCGGCCGAACGGCTGCGACAGGAGGTCTTGCCCGGTTTCCAGGCAACCCTTGCCCAATCTGTAGGAGTTTCGACATGAGAATCACTTGGCGTGGAAAAGACGGGGCCGCGGGCTGCCGCGTGTTCGATGCGACTGGAACGGAACATGAAGGCGTGATTTGGCTCGACACGGAAAGCGGCGAATTGGAGCGGTACGTACTCGACGAAGGGGAGATTGTCGTTATCCCGGTGGTCGATGTTCCAAAGACGGAACGCTTGTGCTTACCGGTTCCGTTCAGATTTGAGCCCTTGCCCGAAACCCAGGCACCCCTTGCCCAATCTACAGGCACTACCTAGAATTCCCCATCGGAGGGAATTCCAGTGCCTACCTACCTCGAAACGCTCGCCCAACGTCACGCAGTCGCCGAGAAGACCGAGCTTGCCCTACTACAGAGGGAGGAGCGCCAGCTACAGGCTCTCACCCGGCAAGCTGAGTTCACGCAGCTACTGGAGCATTCTGACCGCTGGGCATCCGCCGACCCGCACACCTCTCACGGCGCATCGGTCGCCGGGTTGGGCAGTGCCGCCAATGATCTCTACCATCCCGGAGCCATCGGCGCGCACTCGGCCCGGCCCGGTAGCCGACGGCATGGGGCGCAGCCGCCATTCTACCGCACCGAACAAGAGCACTGGCAAATTGTCGATGCCGCCCGCGTGCTGGAGGCCTTCTGCCCCGCGGCGGTTACGGTCCTGGAGGTACTCGCCGACTTCTGCATTTTCACCGGATACGAATACAAGGCCGTGCCGGTCAAGAAACCCGGCAAAGAGCCGTCGGGGTCCAACCCCCAGGTCGACAAGGCGCAAGAGATCATCGACAAGTGGCACCGGGCCGTGGACTGGCCGGGCTGGGAGTTGGAACTGTTCAAGCGCACCGAACGCGACGGGGAAACACTAACCATCCTGGAGCCCGACGACGAGAGCGGGCTGCTGGGGCTGCGGTCGGCGGAGCCGGAACAGATCAAGGAACCCACCGACGGCGTGCTCGGCAAGCTCCGCGTCCGCGTGCCCGATCACCAGACGTTCCGTTTCGGCATCCTGACCGAGAAAGCCGACACGTCGAAGCCGCTGGCTTACTCGGTCGTGTCGCAGTACAACGACACGCAGCGGTTGAACGAGATCATCGAAGCCGATGATATGTTCCACATCAAGATCGGCGTCGACCGGCAAGCCAAGCGGGGTGTGTCTTCCTTCTTCGCAAACATCAACGACTTTCCCGGCGTCAAGAAGCTCCTGCGGGCTCTCCGCGAATCGGCCACCGTGCAAGCGAACATCGCCTGGGTCAAGGAGTTCGCGACGGGCGTGATGCCGAGTGCCATTGGCGACGATCTGATCACCACCCGGGCCGGCGACTCTGGCTTGGGCATCCACTACGATCAACCACATTGCGTCGGCGTGCCGCAGGGCACCACGTACACCGCCGGCCCCTTGGGTTTGCAGGGCCAGAATTCGGCCCTCATTCTGGTCCTGCAAGCCGCCTTGCGAAACATCGGCGCCCGGTGGCGGATGCCCGAGGGACTGGTTTCCGGGGACGCATCGAACAACAACTACGCTTCCGCTCTGGTTGCCGAGGCGCCCTTCGTTCGCGCCATGGGACGGCAGCAAGCATTCTATCGGAACAAGTTCAGGGAACTGCACGAGCGGGTACTTGAGGCTGCGATGGGCGAGGGCATCCTGGACGAAGTCGAAGTCTCCATCGAAATGCCGCCGGTGGTTCCGCGGGACGCCAAGGAAGAGACCGAACGGAACCTGTCGCTCAACGAGGGCGGGCACCTGTCGAACCAAACGCTCGCTGCCCGCGAGGATCTGGATTTCGACGACGAGCAAGCAATGATCGAAGAGAGCCCGATCGAACCGCCTTCGATCATGCTAGGCATGGAACAGCCCGGGGAGCCCGAGGGGGAAACTCAAAATGACACGCAATCGGAGGGCGGGGTATCCGACACGCCGGGCGTGAAGCAACCCAAGAAGCCGCGGACGCCGAAGGCATCGGCAACCAGTAGTCCGGAGGATAACTAATGAGCGTTCGCTTGCAAGTGCTCGAATACTGCCGAGCCCCGGTCAAGGACGGCGTCATCGTCGGCGTCAAGATCATCGGCACGCAAAGCCGCAACGGCCGGCACTACCCGATGGAAGTGCTGCTTGCCGCGAAGCCGCTCTACGAAGGCGCCTCGGTCTATATGTTCCACCCGGACGACAAGGAGAAACGCCGGGGCAGTCGCCAGCTAAACGACCACTTCGGCCACCTGTCGAACATCCGCGATCGGTTCGACGGCAAGATCGGCCTGGGGCTGTTCGGCGATCTACACATCAAACAGAGCCACCCGATGGCGACCTTGATTCTGGAGAATCTCGACAAGCCATTCGGGCTCAGCCACAACGCGGTCTGCGATCTGAACGAAGAAAAGACAGAGGTGCTCAAAATTGTCTCGGTCAACAGTGTTGACCTTGTCGACAACCCGGGCACTACCAACACCCTATTTGAATCAGAGGAGCTTGACGAAATGACCCTTGACGAAATGAAGACGGCCCAAGAGGCCACGGATGCGAAGGTTGCCGCCCTTGACGGCAAGCTCGATACCATCCTGGAAGAGATCAAGAAGAAACCCATGCAGCGGCTCTCCGCACTGGAGCACGTGGTGGACGACGAAGAAGAAACCCAGCCGACGTATGGCCACTCGCACGAAGCGTTCGGGCGTGGCTTGCGTGGCATCACCGGAGGGACCAAGCGATGAGCCGACGATTCACAAACGACTTTATCAACGAAGAGAGCTTCGGGGTGGAGATCAACCCGTGTGCGCAGGTTGCCGCAACGGGCGTGGCGATGGAATTCGGATTCACGTACACGCAGGACAACGCGAACACGCTACAGGCACAGGATATATTCGAGGGGGCGTGGCTGGCGACCCACACTGTCGACGATGACGACGTGATAGTTCTCAATACGAGCTACGAAATCTTTCAGTTCGTGCTCGGCCAGCCGATCCGATTCATCGCGGACATCCACTTCACCTTGCTGGGTACGGAAGTCAATATGTTCGTCGGCTGCATCGACGACATGGGAGGCGCAACGACGATCACCGCAGGCGGTGGCATGAAGGCGACCGGCGATCACTTCGGGTTCTACACGCCCGGCAGCGAGTCCGCTGTTTTCGGGAACCCCGCCAGTTGGTTCTGTGTGTCGCAGGAAAGCGGCGTGGCGATGATTACCGAGCTTACGGCTGCCAACTCGATCGACCGGGTAGCCCACGTAGTCACAGACACCAGCCGCCACCAGTTCCAGGCCGACTATGTTCCGACCGGACCCGTTGGCGGAACTGGCGGTGTGACCATCTTCGACGCCGACATCGAATTCAAGATCGACGGCGTAACGGTGGCGGTACATCACCACACCGGAGCAAACGCGCTCACGGTTGCTGACACGGAACTGATGGACTTCGGCGTCTACTCGGAGAACGAGTCGGACATCATCACCTACCTGATCCGGCACCTCAAGTGTCGGCAACTCAGCGCCCTTTCCCAGTTTGGAGGATAAGATGTTACGCGCAAGAGCACTCCGCCGGATGATTGATTCGATCCGGCGAGACAAGACAATCGAAGACAAAGACCAGTTCATCAAGAACGAGATGAGGTTTCAGCTAACGGAAGGTCTCGCACCCAGCGAGTATGGGCTGCGCGACCTGTTTGAGAATCTCGTCCAAGGCGGGCACGACAAGGTCCGCGGGTGGGAGCGGGGGGAGCAACTCACGGAAAGTGCAACGGCTGTCACTACGGCGGACTTTGCACTGGTAGCCGAGCAACTCCTCTTTACGACCGTGCTGGATGCGTACAACCTGGCGTCGCTGGTTGGGGATAAACTCGCCAGCACGTTTCAATCGACCATCCAGGAATCGGAATTGATCCCCGGGGTTGGTACGGTGTTCGACGAGTTCGCCCAGCCGATCCCCGAGGGGAAACCTTACCCGCTCATCGGTTTGCAGCCGTCCACAATCAGGCTACCGGCTGCGCAGAAACGCGGCCGAATCCTCCCGATCACGCGCGAAATGATCATCCGCGACAAGACCGGGCTGCTGCTCCAGCGTGCAGAATCGGCTGGGACGGCGCTTGGCCTGAATAAGGAAAAGCGAATCATCGACACGGTGACCGGCGCCGATCCGTCCTATATCCGGAAGGACGAAGCGCGGGCGACCTACGAAACCTCGGTTGCCGGAACCTTCATGGGATTTACGAATGAGAACGATCACCCGTTCGTGGATCTCTCCGACATCCGGGAGATGGACGAAACCTTCAACGCAATTTCCGACCCGGACATCAACGAGCCGCTGGACATCGTTCCGAATGCGATCTTGTGCGGTCGCGATTTGGCGTGGCAGGTCCGAAACGCCGTCCGCGCAACCGAAGTGCGCGAGGGTGACATCACGGCCGCGGCCACTCCGCAGACGATGCACGTCGGAAACCGGATCCCATTCAACCTGGACATCATTAGCAGTGAGCACTTTATCCGCCGGCTACTTGCACGCAACGGCGCCGGCGGGATTGTGGCGGCCAACCGGGCGGCGGCGAATGCGTACTGGTACTTCGGCAATTTCAAGAAGGCGTTCGTCTACAAGGAAATCTGGGCGATGTTCAGCGAGCAAGCCCCGGTGAACAATGAAGAGCAGTTCACCAGCGACATTTGGTTCCGGCTCAAAGTCGGCGAATACGGCGTGCCAGGCATTCGCGAGCCGCGCGTGGTTGTCCGTAGTGACGGCACATAAACCGGAGTGACACCGATGGACGCTGCTCTTGACCCGTGGTTGCAGTACGGAGCCCTGGGGCTATGTGCCCTGGGGCTCGGGGTGCTGTTTTTTATCATCAAGAAGCTGCTCAAGATCATCGGTAACGATCTGCGGCACATCGACCGGACACTCAAGGCGCTGCCGTGTCAGCCCGATGCAGAGTGCCCGGCGGAGGAAGACTCGTGAGCGTAGCTCAACTGCAAGCATCGCTGGACGCCGTGGATACTCAGATCGCGGCGTTCGACCATACCCGCATAGCCTACAGCATCGACGGCCGCTCCTTCGATGGCGGTAAGGATTTCCAGTCTCTGCTGGACCGTCGCGCGGGACTCAGGCAAGAACTCATTAACGAGAGCGGTGCCGTGGAAGTCCACACGTACCCGTTAGGATAGACCCATGCCACGATTCAAGTCCAGCCACCCCGAGCACCAGATTTACGAAGACGCTGTCAGTCTGATTGGCCCCGCCATCCATGGCATAGCGGCTGCCGAAAACGGGATCGGGACGATCGAAGCGGTCATGCCCGGTGACATGCGTGGCGTGCTGGCATACGCAGAGGTCGAGCCAAACTCCGTGGTCGGTGATACGTTCGACCTGTACATCCAGACGCTGTTTACTTGCAGCGGGGTGCCAACCTGGGTTGACGTGATCCACTTTACTCAGCTACTCGGGAACGACGCGGCGGTCGCAATGTTCGACAAGATTGCGATTTCCCTGGACGAAGGCTTTTTCGAGATCGGCACGGCCCTGGCTGCCGATGCACAG